CCAAGTACAAAACTGGTCAGCATAATAAAATAACGAGGGGTCTAACCCTCGCTTTGTGATGTACTTGTATGCAACGTGTTCAATATTTAGACTAGTAATCTTTTCTAGATTCCCATGCTTCTTGAACACTGGTTTCTCAAATTTTGGTTTCGGAACATAAGATCCTTTACCCGATGTTCCACTCTTATACCTCTCCATGATGTACTGATCATAGAGATCTGGTGCTTGATCCTTGAGGAAGTTTGGTAACGTCCTCCCAACGCCACAGTTATGGCATTTGTATACCATATCTGCCTTAACTCTGAAGAAATACCCTCGTGCCTTATTCTTGTGCTTCTGTGAGTCCCCACAGTAGGGACACCTGAAATTATACAGGTCTGCCTTCTTCCTTACAAACTTATCAAGTCTGCCAGATAGAAGCGTTACATAATGAGCATCAACAAATTCAGACAACGAGATGGACTTCAGATATATCCATCATACTACGTGCATTTGTGTCTGTCAAGTTTCTGAGTGCCGATTGTCCGATTGGACTAACCAAGAAACTAATAATAGCAAGACCACCAAAGATAGACCACATTTTCTTTTCCATGACTCTGAGGCGGTCATCAACCTTGCGTATATCTCTTTCACAACCTGATTTAATTAATGCTGTTTCTCTTTCTACTAATCTACGATTACTATCTAACTTTTCAAACAATACATTATCAACCTTGTCTTGCTTATCCAATTTTTCATTATGAACAGCAAGAAGTTGTCCCATCTTTACAGAATTTTCCTGCAGAGATTGGACAACCTTTTCCAGTCGCTCAATGATAGCTGTATTAACACCCTCAACCATGACTAACTATCCGCTTCTCCCTTCACACCACCGACTCTAGCTTTCTTTTTCATGTCTTGAACTTTAGATTGAAGTTGCTTTTGTAATGCCATCTTCTTAATCATTACCTTTTTCTTTTCAAGAGCAGTCTTCTGCTGTACTATTGCCTGTTGTTGCTTTTGTTCGTCAGACTCGTTAACATTTTTCATGTGCTTACTCCTTTTATTCATAAAGAACTTACCAGCTTCGCCAGGCATAATTCTTTCGACAGAAATATCCCCACGGTATCTATAATTAACAAGCAAACGTAATTTCTGTCTGAGTTCAGCAGGATTGTTTGCATATATGATGGTATCTATACCACCTTTAGGGATCTTAACCCTGTATTGAAAGAGTCTAGACCTACCACCAGGAACTTGACGATCAACGACAATAGGTCTATCGATCTCATTATCCTCCTTCATCTTTTTCTTACGCTTCTGCACCTTCTTCTTGAAGTTCATGATGGGATCGATACCAGCATTAGGACCAGTAGCTGCAGCCTTGTGACTAAACCCTGCCCCTCCAGCAGTACCAGTTGTCATCATTTCTTCGTTCATATTCTTTTTAACTCTTCTTGAATATCAGGATCCAATTCCAATTCAGGAAGCATCCCTATAGGATATTTATTAAGATAAGAAAGTATAGTTTTTAAAATACACCAGTACTCTCTTTCTAATTTGTAAAAGAGTAATGGTGTTGCTGCTTCACCAAAAACATTATAAAGAATAATTAGATGATTTATAATCAAATGTATCCTTAATTGACCACCCCTAACGTAACGTTTAAGTAAACGTTTGAGATATTTAAATCGTTTAAGGTCTTCATCAAAATCCTCACGTGTAACACAGTGAGGATTTTCATAATGTTTTATGGCGAACAGAATGTAAGTGTCTTCATTCAGTTCGTCAAATTTCATATGTTATTATGTCGTAGTAATTGTCTTAGTAGAACCAGAACCACCTGCACCAATTGTATCACCTAGAACGAATACCTTATCAGATGCTGTGTTTGTACCAGCGTCCTTGATTGTTCCAGAGATTGTTTGAGCACCGATTGTATGTACCTTGTCTGCTGCTGCAGCAGTAAAGTCAAACTCAACACGGTTTGTACCTGTTCCCCTAGCATATGTAGCAGTGATAGAAGCACTATCTGTTGTGTTAGTAACAACTAGTGTTGCACCAGCAGTAACATCTACCTTCTCATTGTAGATAACAACAACGGTTCCTGTTGCTCCAGCAGCATATGTTGTACCCTCAAAGAATACAGCAGAGATATCTGCTTCACCTAGAGTATCAGTACCACGACCACCAGCTCCGACTAGACCATCAACTGCAACTAGAACTTCATCCCAGTACTCAGTCTGATCTCCTTTCTTATAGTGTCTAAGAACCCAACCCTCTGCTGTAGCAAAGATATTTGAGGGGTCTACAGCACCACCCTGTACAGCCCACTTAGGCTTAGCTTCATCAGCATCTGTGACTCCCCAAAGTGCCATGTTCCTTTACTCCAGAATTATTTTAACTAAGACTATTTATAAAAAAATGGGGTTTAAAACCCCATAAATTTATCCTTCTAGTAGTGCTTTCTGAAGTGCTTCTACTAACTGATCATCAACTTTGTTTCCAGTCTTTGCTGCTGCTTTTTTAAGCAGTTTAATTAAAAAATCTTTAATTACAGAGTCAAGATCATCAGGAATTCTATCAACTGCCTTATTGATTATGCTGATAGCGATTGGCATTAAAAAGTTAACCATAATTATATACCTATAGGTACTCTATATAGGCTTCACTCGTATCTTTTTTTACCACCTTTAATATATCCTGACCCTTTCTTATCGTAAAATTTCACACCTCTTTTTTTAACCTCACCTGCATGCTTTTGGAAATCAGAAAACTTCTTTGCCTTATGATCAGCATGTCTCTTCTGTGCAGCCTTTATAATTTCTCTTCCGAGATCAGTTGTCTCTTCAACGTTTGTCATTTATACTTTCGGATCCTCCGACTGAGAATGGATTGTACTTATCCGTTGCAATTCTATACATCTTTTCATGTATAGGTTCCTCATCTACACCAGGAGGTTGAATCTCTGATGGAGATGTATCTAATGGTTCATCTGTTGCTATTGGCATTGAATCATGTGGGTGAGGTTTATCGTGAAACCAAGGATCATAGGTAATTTCTGGGAGACTCATGTTCCCAGTCCTTTACCTTTCTTATAATTATCTTCTCCACCATACCTCGCCATTGTATTGGTATAGTCTTGAGCAGATTTAAATCCAGCTTTCTTTGCCTTAGCAACATAGGCTTTCTTATCTTGTGCTCTCTTCAGATACTTACCAGTACCCGATGGTGACTTAGCACCTTTCTCTTTCTTCCGTTGTCCTTCTGGTTTACCATACTCCTTACGGATCTTACTTTTAACAAAGTTAAGTGCTTTATCTTTACTACCACCCTTGTCATAACCCTTCTCTTTCTTGAGACGAGTTGCTTCATCTACTACCTCTTCACTGACAGCCTTCTTAACCTTACCAGCAAATTTAAGAGTGCCACTAACACCTTTCTTAAATCCTTTTGCGAATTCCTTCACACGTTTCTCTGGTACTTTACCTGCTGCTCTTGCTTTGTTGTGTCTCGCAACACCCTTCTTAACAGCATCACCCACTCTATCTAACAACCCTTTCTTCGAAGTTGGTTTTGCTGGTTGAGTTTTCTTAGCAGTCTTAACTGCCTTCTCTACCTTCTTAGCTGTCGCTGCTTTCTTCTTAGGTGCTACTTTAGGTTTCCTTACAGTAACCTTAGCAACTGCTTTCTTCTTAGCAGTTTTACCTTCTGGTGCTTCTTCGTCACCATAGTTACGTTTGGCAGCAGCAGTATCAGCATACTCACCTTTACCTGCTTTCTTTCTTGCTGCATCACCAGCATCAACCTTTGCCTTTACCTTTTCGTATGAAGGGGCACTTGCTGCTGCTTTACGTGCAGATCTTTCTTCATTAAGTTCTTCAATAGGATCAATAACAAAATCTACAAAATCTTCTAGTCCAACTTCATCGATGATCTGATCAAGACCCTCCTCATTTATACCTTCTGAGAAGAAATAATCAGAAGCAATTTCTACAGCAGAATCAATCCACTCTTCAGTTAGATCAACACTTTCGTTAGTGTGTGCGAATGCTTTTTTCATTTTAGCTATTGCGTCTCCTTGTAGATGTGGGGGTAGTTTTGATTCTCTTTTCTTGTCTGCTTTCTTTTTAGCATCACCCAGTTTACTATGTTCTATTTCTGGTTGGTATCCTTTTCCTTCAATCATTTGACCTTCAGGTTTATATTGTGCTGCTAGTGCTGCATAAGGAACTGCTTTTCTATTCTTAACTTTCTTTTTCTCTACTGCATCTTTATGACGCTTAACACCTGCTTTAATTGCATCACCTACACCCTCTTCTACCTTTGCACCTCTTACTTTTTTCTCACCACGTTTAGCCCAATGAGCACCTTTTCTTAATTGAGATTGTCCTCCTTGGTTCCAACCCAACTTACCAAATTTACGTTCGTTACGTGCCTTTTCCTTTGCAGGACTATTCAATGTACCGTACTTTACAGTATCAACTTTTGCCTCTTCAACAGAACTTGGTGTACCATCACCATGCTCTATAACTTTACCATCAGCATCTTTCTGATGATGCTCTTTCTTAATTTTATATCCTTTCTGCCACTTCCCTTTAATCTTTTCAACTACATAAGTCTCACCATCAATCTCATACTCTTCTCT